AGAAGTGTAAGCGAGACGGCTAATGCTTCTGAAACGGTATCTGGCGGTCTTGTATTTACAAGTGTTGCAAGCGAAACTGCCAATGCGTCGGTTGAGGTAAAGAGCGGGTTTGGTATAGCAGGGGCGATATCTGAGTCTGCGGCGATAGCAGACACGGCGAATGTCACAAGGATTACGGTAGCGTCGATAGAGGAATCTGTATCTACACAAGATCTGTTCAGCGCGTTGGCGCAGTTCATGGTCAAGATTACAGAGGACACGACGGCGGCAGACACAGATAATGCAGAGTCCGACAATGATGTATTTAGTACAGAAAGCGCTAGGGCATCGGATGTTGTCAGTTGCAGGTATCTGTGGGAGTTGATTGATGATAGTCAGACGGCAGACTGGGTGGAGATTAACAACCCGCAGTCACCAGGCTGGGCAGATTTGAGTACGACAGACAATGCAAGCTGGACGCTCATAAACACCATTTAGTAAGGAAAGATCATGGCAAGTACATATTCCCAGCTAAAGATCGAGTTGATCGGTACTGGCGATCAAGCGGGTACGTGGGGTACGACCACGAACGTTAACCTTGGGACTGCCCTAGAAGAAGCGATCACCGGCAACGCGACGGTCACGTTTGCCAGTTCTAACGCGGCGATTGCGCTGATTGACACGAACGCTACGCAGACTGCACGTAACCTGCGGCTGATCTTGAGCGGGACGATTACGAACTCGCAGACGTTGTTCATCCCTGCGATTACCAAGCAGTACCTGATTACAAACAACCTGTCGAACTCGGTAGTTATTTCCAACGGCTCGAACGCTTCGCCGACCGGTACGACGGTGACAGTGCCTGCGGGTAGATCCATGTCGGTGTTCAATAACGGCACCAGCATTACGGAAACCGTTAACTACATTTCGGAACTGGCGGTCAGCAACGTCACTATGACTAACCCGCTGGTGGTATCTAGCGGCGGCACAGGCCGAGCAAACCTGACGCTAGGTAGTGTGGTGGTGGGCAACAACACGGGCACGGTCACGATGGTAGCACCGGGCACGGCAAACAACGTGCTGACCAGTAACGGTACTCACTGGATAAGCCAGACACCGTCAGCGGGTGGTATTACTACAGGTAAGGCGATCGCTATGAGTCTTATCTTTGGGTTTTAGTGCCAACAAGACAACACGATATTTAAGGAGTAAACAGCATGGCCGCACCTAACATTGTGAATGTGACACAGATTTTTGGGCGCACCAATTATCTGACACCAGCAAACACCAGCACTTTTGTGTTGATTACAAACACGGCCAACTCTGGCAACGTGTTCAGGATCAATCAAGTGGTGGCTTCTAATCAGACGAACACGGCGGCAAACGTCACGGTGATGATTTACACCAGTGGCGGTGTGGTTGCGGGTAACGCGGTGGTGACGGCTTCGTCCAACGCTTTCCCTGTTGCGTCAAATATTTCGGTTCCTGCGTTTGCATCGCTGATTGTGATGGACAAAACGACAGCGACGTATGTTGAGGAAGACCGTGCGATCTTGGTAGCAAGTGGCACCAACAACGCTATTACCTTTTCAGGCAGTTACGAAACTCTGAACTAAGGGTAAGCCATGCCGATTCACGGATATCCCGGTCAGATCATCAGCGCGAGTTCTCCGCTGTACACCCCCGGCTTTGCTTCTGGGATATGGACGCTGGGCAACTGGCCTGCGGGCGTCACCATCACGCAAACGTTTCTAGCATCCGGGTTGTGGACTGCGCCTGCGGGTGTAACGGCGGTGGACTACCTCGTGGTTGCGGGTGGTGGTGGCGGCGCTGGTAATGGTGCTGGCGGCGGCGCAGGAGGATTTCGAACCGGATCAGTCTTTCCTGTTACTCCTGGAGCCACCTACGCAATTACTGTTGGTGGCGGCGGCAATGCAGGCCCTGCCGGTTCGGGAAATACATCTGGATCTGTTGGTAGTAATTCTATTTTCAGCCTTATTACTTCTAATGGTGGTGGTGGTGGTGCTGGTAATCCGGGCGGTGGTGCATTAGCCGGTGGTTCTGGCGGCTCTGGCGGTGGCGGGTTCTTTGGTGGCGCAGGCGGTAATGGAAATACTCCATCAACATCTCCTAGCCAAGGCAATAACGGTGGCACAGGTAGTGTGTCTGTACCTAATTATGGAAACGGCGGCGGTGGCGGTGCATCTGCTGTAGGGGCAAGTGGAACTGGCACTACAGGTGGCAATGGTGGAAATGGAACAGCATCAAGTATCTCTGGTTCTTCTGTAACTTACGCTGGTGGTGGCGGTGGCTCAACTTATGGGGGCGGAACAGCGGGAATTGGTGGTGCTGGTGGCGGTGGTAATGGGACAAATACAACGACTGTAGGCGGAAACGGCGCAGCAAATACAGGAGGTGGTGCGGGCGGCGGCGGCGGTTCAGGGCCATCAACTGCCGCAGGCGGCGCAGGCGGCTCTGGCATTGTCATCATCCGCTACATAGCCCCAAATCGAAGCCTGTTTGTATTTAACTCCACGCAGCAATGGACTGCTCCGGTCGGCGTGACGAGTGTGGATTACCTCGTCGTAGCGGGTGGTGGAGCGGGTGGAACGCTTTATGGTGGTGGCGGCGGTGCTGGTGGATTTAGAACTGGATCTGCATTAGCTGTAATTGCTGGCACACAATACACCGTAACCGTTGGTGCTGGTGGTGCATCTAAAACAAATGCACAGACTGCTGGAAGTAACGGTTCTAACTCAACATTTTCTACTATTACATCTGCTGGTGGCGGTGGCGGTGGTGCTGGCAACAACGTAGTAGGGCAGCCGGGTGGTTCTGGTGGTGGCGGCGGCGGGTTCGGTCAAGTTACTGGTGGAGCAGGAAACACGCCAAATACTTCTCCATCGCAAGGTAACAATGGTGGAAATGGAGTTGTAAATCAAAAAGTTAGCGGCGGTGGCGGTGGTGCTGGAGCGGTCGGCGCAAATGGCACGCCAAGTGGGGCTTCTGGAAATGGCGGCAACGGAACCGCATCAACGATAAGTGGTAGCAGCGTCATTTATGCAGGCGGTGGTGGTGGTGGCGCAGATGGTTCACAAAGCGCAACTGGAGCTGGGGCGGGTGGAACTGGTGGCGGTGGAAGTGGTGCATTTGCTATTTTCCCAACTGTAGGTAATGGAAACGCAGGAACTGCAAATACTGGTGGTGGTGGAGGCGGATCAGCACAAGAGGGTACTAGCGGCGCAGGCGGTTCCGGTATCGTCATCATTAGATGCAATCAATAAGGTGAGACATGAGCGGTAACTATCCCGGCAACATCATCACGAAGAATCCGGTACTGCCATCGACCACGCAGGCGTCGGGCATCTGGACGTTACAGCAGGCATTGCAAGCCATTAAGGCTGGCGTGTGGCCGGGTATACCTACCAACACGGTGGTGCTGTCTTTCACTTCTACTGCTTCGTGGACATGTCCTGACGGCGTGTCGCAGGTGGACTACTTAGTGGTGGCTGGGGGAGCAGGTGGTGGAAATAACCGTGGAGGTGGCGGCGGTGCAGGCGGCTTTAGGACTGGAACCGGATTGGCAGTTATACCCGGTACGACTTATACAATTACCGTTGGCAGTGGTGGTTCTGGAAGCGTAGGGCAGTCAGGCGGCACAGGCGGTAATTCAGTATTTAGCACTATTACTTCTAATGGTGGTGGCGGCGGTGGTGGAGCAACTCTTAGTGGTGCAAATGGTGGCTCGGGTGGCGGTGCTGGTCACGTTGGCGGGTCAGCAGGAACCGGAAATACGCCATCTACATCACCGTCACAAGGAAATAATGGCGGGACTAGTAATTCGACTCAATCTGGAGGCGGTGGTGGTGCTAGTGCCGTTGGTGCAAATGCCGCAACAAATGCCGGCAACGGGGGAAATGGAACAGCATCGACTATTTCTGGCTCATCCGTAACTTATTCTGGTGGCGGCGGCGGTGGAGCATTTGCACCTGCTACGGGTGGCACGGGCGGTGCAGGTGGTGGTGGTAATGGTAGTCCTAGTGGTTCTGACTTAGCTACGGCTGGAACCGCAAACACAGGCGGTGGTGGTGGTGGCGGTGGTGGTGATGGGCCAGCTACTACTAGCAACGGAAAAGCAGGCGGCAGCGGTATTGTCATCATCAAATACCTAGCACCACTATCAAGCGTACAAATATTCCAAGCGTCTAGCTCATGGACTTGTCCGCAGGGTGTAACCAGCGTGGATTATTTGGTAGTTGCTGGTGGTGGTGGTGGCGGATCTCGGGTAGGTGGCGGTGGCGGTGCTGGTGGATTTAGAACTGGTACGGCACTGCCGGTTCAGGCTGGCACAACTTACACGGTAACCGTTGGAGCTGGCGGTATTGGAAACACCAATACTGCTGTTGGTACTGCCGGTACTAATGGTGGGAATTCTTCCTTCAGCACAATAACTTCTACTGGTGGTGGTGGTGGCGGTGGAGCTGGCCCAGGGTTGGCAGGTGGTTCTGGGGGCGGCGGTAGCTCTTCTGGAAGCGTAGGTGGAGCAGGTAACACGCCAAACACTACACCATCTCAAGGTAATAATGGCGGTGCTGGAAATTATGATGGCGGTTCATTTTTTACCGGAGGCGGTGGTGGTGGTGCTTCTACTGCCGGTGCCGCATCGACGAATAGCCCTCAAGCAGCAGGAGCAGGTGGAAATGGTACAGCGTCATCCATTTCTGGCAGTTCGGTGACATACGCTGGCGGCGGCGGCGGTGCTGATTTTGGTACAAACCTTAGGGGTGTTGGTGGAACAGGTGGAGGTGGAAATGGCGCTGGCGCATCTCTCGCTGGGGCAACTGGAGTAGTAAATCTTGGCGGTGGTGGTGGAGGGGGCAGTAGTGTGTTTGGTGGGTATAACGGCGGTTCAGGCATAGTTATCATTAAACCTAATTCTTAAAAAACTATGGATAACAAAATTTACATGATGTACGGCATCGACACAGCTATGCACTTGCTGCGTCCGGGCGCACGATGGGAAATCACGAACAACTTCTTCTCCGTATGGGAAGACCCACGCCCATGTCCGACGATGGAAGAAGTCCACGCCACGATGGAGAAGATCAAGGCTTTCGAGGACAGCATCAATACGATCTGGACTGAAGAGCAGATTGCACAGATTACCGGCCAGCAGCGCGAGTACGACAAGGCGGTGAACGGATGAACGTCCATAACCTATTCCCGCTGCCAGTTGGGTTCTTCCGCCTCGGGCGTGATCTGACCAAGACTGAGTTGGACTTCCTGCTCGGCCAAGAGCGTTATGCCAATCAGGGCAACACGACGAGCGCTGACCGGAAGATCCTGAAGAACAAAGAACTGACAGACGTTCGTGACTTCATCGAAGACGCGATGCTGGAATACTTCAAGACGGTGCATGATCCCAAGGGCGATGTTGCGTTGTACGTCACGCAGTCCTGGGCGAATTACACCGAGCCGGGTCAGTATCACCACAAGCACGCGCATCCGAACAGCTTTATCAGCGGTGTGTTCTACCCGCAGGCGGATCGGGAAGTGGACAAGATTTACTTTTACAAGAGCGGCTACGAGCGGATCAAAGTCCAGCCACAGTCATGGAATCACTGGAACTCGGAGAGCTGGTGGTTCGAGGTTGGGTCAGGGGATTTGGTTCTGTTCCCATCGCATCTTGAGCACATGGTTGAAACGAAGGTCGGCTTTGATACTCGGATCAGCATCGCGTTTAACACCTTTCTCAAGGGGCACATCGGTGTCGATGAGAGCTTAACTGGACTGGAATTAGGAGAAGACTGATGGCACATTTCGCGGAGCTTGGCTCCAATAACGAGGTACTGCGCGTTATCGTGGTCGACAACAGAGACACAGCCGACGCTAGCGGCATCGAGAAGGAGCATATCGGCGCAGCGTTCTGCGAGCGCCTGCTGGGTGGCCGCTGGGTGCAGACAAGCTACAACGGCAACAAGCGCAAGAACTACGCTGGTCAGGGCTACACCTTTGACGAGCAGCGTGATGCGTTTATTCCACCAAAGCCGTTTGCATCTTGGGTGCTGGTTGAAGAAACCTGCCAGTGGAAGGCGCCGGTAGATATGCCGACGGACGGCCAGATGTATTCATGGGATGAGGCTACGACCTCATGGAAAGCACAAGAAGCCGCTTGAGGTGAATCATGGACGCTGAACTACAAAAAGTAAAACTGGAAGCAGAGGTTGAGCTTGCCAAGTTGGAGGCTACTTCCCCTGCAAAAGAAGTGGCTGGCAAGGCTATCGGCAAGTTTGGTCTTGCTTCTATCGTAACCATTGTAGTAATCGGCGTCCTTGCTAGTCTGTGGCTGGAAGAAAGCAAGATGGCTGCGGTCATGGGGCTTCTTGGCGCATCGCTTACAGCGTTAATCTCGATGTTGAACAGCATCGCCGGTGCGACGCCCAAACAGGACAAGCCTGAGTTCGAGGTCATGAAGCAGTTAATTGACAAGCTAGACAAGCTAGATCGTCAGGAGCCTGCCATGCGCGTGGATGTCGAGGACGGCAAAGTCACGGTGCGCAAAGGTGACGATATGGTCACTGCCGGAGGAAGATAATGCTGCCACTGCTTGCACCGATCCTGACCCAACTTGCAGGCGCTGGCTTGCAAAAGGTGGCTGACTCCGTTCTGGATAAGGGCTTGGAGCATGTCGAGGAGAAGCTCGGCATCAAGCTGGAGCCGAATGAGAACGGCGTTCTGGACGACGGCAAGCTAGCAGAGATTCAGATGGCTGCTATGAAGCACGCAGAGTTCATGGCAGAGATTGATCTGAAGAACACGCAGGATGCGCGGGATATGCAGGAGAAGGCGATGGAGAATGCTGACCCTGTGGTGCGCCGGTTCGTCTATCTGTTTGCAGCGTTCTGGTCGGTGTTCGCAGTTAGCTACATCATTCTCATCACGGTCGCCGACATCCCGGAGAAGAACATCCGCTTCGTCGATACGGTTCTCGGCTTCATTCTTGGTACGGTGGTAGCTACCATCCTGAACTTCTTCTTTGGTTCTAGCCAGAGCAGCAAGGACAAGACCAAGGAGCTGATGAAGAAATGAAGCTCTCGCCGAATTTCACGTTAGAGGAAATGACGGTCAGCGACTATGCGGCACGGCACGAGCTAGACAACACTCCGCAGAACGAGCACCTGATGAACCTGAAGCGCTTGGCGGCATTCTTGGAATCGCTGCGGGCGCTGCTGGGTAAGCCAATCAGTATCAACTCTGCCTACCGCAGCCCGGAAGTCAACGCGGCTATCAGAGGCTCGAAGACAAGTCAGCATTGCCACGGTACAGCAGCAGATATTCGTGTGGCTGGGATGATCCCAGACCAAGTAGTCAAGCGTATCATTGCGTCAACGTTGCCATACGATCAGGTTATCCGTGAATTTTCAGATCCGGTGCGCGGTGGTGGATGGACGCATGTCAGCATCCCGAACGCGCCAGACGGCAAGCCTCGGAAGATGGCGCTTATCATCGACAAGAAGGGCACACGCCCGTACAGGTCAGGTGGGTAAAAATGCCGTTACAGCAACTAAAGCTCCGTCCAGGTTTGAACAGGGAAGGAACGACGCTTGCCAACGAAGGTGGTTGGTTTGAATGCGACAAGGTACGTTTCCGCTCCGGCTATCCGCAGAAGCTAGGCGGCTGGCAGCCGATCTCCAGTAATACCTATCTTGGTCTTGCCCGCAGCCTGTGGAACTGGGTGACGCTGCGCGGGTATAACCTGCTAGGCGTGGGTACGAACGTTAAGTACTACGTCGAGAACGGCGGTACGTATAACGACATCACGCCGATCCGCGCGACTGACGTACTGACAAATCCGTTTACGACTACCAGCGGTTCCAACATCGTGACGGTAACGGATGTGGATCACGGTGCTATTGCCGGTGACTACGTGACATTTTCGGGTGCGTCGACGGTAGGCGGTTTGGATCTGAACGGTGAGTTTGAAATCCTGACGGCCACCACCAACACGTACACGATTGCTGCACTGACGAATGCTAGCTCGTCTGCCACGGGCGGTGGTACGGTAACGGCTGAGTATCAGTTGAACGTAGGCTTGCCGACTTACGGTTTCCTAGCGGGCTGGGGCGCGGGCTTGTGGGGTGGCTTCTCTACAGGTGCGACGCAGACCATCCTGACAGCCAGCATCAATTCTTCCAACACCAACATCACGGTTTCGTCCACGACTGGTTTCTCGAACGCTACCGGCACCATCTTGATGGATCAGGAGTTGGCTGTGTACAGCGGTAACACAGCAACCATTTTCACCGGCACAAGTCGCGGCGCGAACGGTACGGTAGCAGCAAGTCATACGGCTAACACGGTTGTGTACAACGCCGGCTCGTTTACCGGCTGGGGTCAGTCCGCAGCGTTTGGCATTCCACAGCAGTTGCGGCTTTGGTCGGAAGCAAACTTTGGCGACTATCTGATCATCAACCCTCGTGGTGGTGCGCTGTACATGTGGGTGCCGACCTACAGCGGCGCAGGCAATATCCTATTTGGCACGCGGGCGCAACTACTCTCCAGCACCAGTTCTGGCATTTATCAGACAGACACGAGTTGCCCGTCGGTAGCGAACTACGTGATGGTTTCGGACTCGTCCCGTTTTGTGATTGCCTTCGGGTGTAATGACTACGGTCAGACGGAGCAAGATCCTTTGCTGATTCGTTGGTCAGATCAGGAGAACTACCAAGTCTGGGCACCTGCCGTGACTAACCAGGCGGGTAGCTTCCGGTTGTCATCGGGTTCTACCATCATCACGGCACAGCAGACCCGTCAGGAAATCTTGGTGTTTACCGACGCTGCGGTGTTCTCGATGCAGTATCTGGGGCCACCGTTTGTCTGGGGTTTCAACATCCTGTCCGACAACATTTCGATTGCCGGGCCGAACGCAGTAGCGACGGCGAACAACATTACGTACTGGATGGGCACGGACAAGTTCTACGCCTACACCGGTCGTGTGGAAACGCTGCCATGTGCGCTGCGCCAGTTCGTGTTCAACGACATTAACCTTGAGCAGTCGTATCAGTTCTTTGCTGGTACGAATGAGGGCTACAGCGAAATCTGGTGGTACTACTGCTCGGCCAACTCGACGGTGATTGACCGCTACGTCGTGTACAACTATCTGGATCAGGTGTGGTACTACGGCACACTTGGCCGGACAGCTTGGCTGGACAGCCCGCTGCGTCAGTACCCGATGGGAGCCACCTACAGCCGCACTATAGTGTTCCACGAAAGCGGCA